CTTCGATAAAGTCTTCTTGGTCACTAAAGCCTGTCTTAACAGTGCCTTTAATATCAGACTGTCCTTCAGCCAGATCATCAAACTCACCAGCGGCTTGACCAAAACCACCTACAACTTGATTGTATACGTCATCAACTGCGCTGTCTAAGTCGCCGAACTGGTCCATCATGTCATAGTTCAGGTCACCTATAGAACCCTCAATATCGTCTTGGTTACGGAACACGTCCTTAAACTCAGGGTCTGCGTATTCCTTAACTGCGGACTTAATCTCAGCCAGTGATGGGCCACCGCCCCCGCCGCCGCCGAACACAATCATCCCAGAGGCACGAGGATTAAGATACCGCCCGGGGCCGAACATTGTTGAGAATAGGTTTCTCATATTAGATCTCCATATTATAAACGTGGTAGAGAAGCTGGTAGGGCTTACCTTTGTTGCTCTCTAAATGACGAAGTCTGCGTTCCCAGCCTCGACGACCCCACACTTGCATTGAATGACACCCATTCGCTTTAGCGTATTCTTCGAGTGTCTTATGATGAGCGGTCCATGTATCCCAATCTGGGACTTGTCCTGCGCACAGCATAATAAGCAGAGACTTCTTGTGTGCGCTGGTAGTGAACCTAGTGACTATTACGGTTATCACTTGACCGTCTTCGTCTCTGGTGAGCCAGATGTGCGCCTGTTCTGATAGGGCCATAAGGCATACTGAAAAAGGATCATATTCACCGATTGAGTGGTGAAGTGCGGCCTCGATATGTGGTTCAAGTAGAGGCCAGAGTTTGAGTACTTGAGGCGGGGTTAAGAGGGATGAACGTATTAGTTTGTCCACCTAGTGATTTTGTGTTGTGAGCTATAGCTTGAGAAAACCTGCCCACTATCATTTATGTAAAGGTCTCGGGTCTGCTGTGTGTCATTACCTAGTGCATTGGTAATGTAATCTGTAGGCGTAGAAGACAAGCTAGAAAAGTCATACGCTGTACTCATGCTATACAGACCTATACGTCCGTTTTGAGTACCCACCAGTACATCATTTCCGTCATTGACGATAACAGAAGAGGTGAAATAATTACCGTCAAAGTATGGGCTGTCGGCATTTTGAACATTGTAGATGGTAGGTGTCGCCGAGGTGTCTAGTGTGGTTCCATTTACCGGCACACCTATAAATCTTTGGTTAGAGGCGTCTTGTATTAAAATTTCGTGTCCGCTTGGATTAGGGTTGTACAACAACCCCCTTGGATTTGCCCCTAAACTTGTACTGCCACCCGACCATGTTTGGTAAGTCGTGTATGACGACAACGAAACGGTGTAACTACTTTGGTTATAGTTAAACACAAGAAACCCATATTGCCCCGCTACATATAAAATGTCGCCGTCAGGGTTAAACCGCCCACCCCGTGTATTACCGCCATAACTCCCTGAAGAGAGGTCAAAAATTGTGGTGGATGAAGATGATGAACTGGCGGGGTTGCCTGCCGTGCTTAATTGGTACTGCCAAATAATGTCGCTACTATAGTCAAAAATAATTAGACGTGTACCATCGTTGGTTACACAAAACCCCTCACAGTTACCGCTAGGTCTGTGTATCCTTGATTCCTTGGCACTTGCTCCATTGAGAGCGCCTGAGTTCCAAGTAAAATCTTTGATAATAGACGAAACATCTTCTACTGCACCGCCAGATAATCCAGCCCCAAACCCACGAGCAGACCCTCCGCCGAAGGTAGAAAGCATCGGAGCATATAAAGGCTGTTTTTTAGGCATCCAAAATGATTGCATTGGTGACCTCTAATTAAGCATACTGAGTTAGAGACGCTAACACAGTGAAAGTAGCATTCGCCGTCTTGATGATTGTGAATGTGTAAACGTCGATCCCGCTTGCGTTCCCCGCTGTAGGTGCGCTGCCGCCTGACCATTTTGGTGTGACCGCTGAACCGTCGACTTGATAGGCGTTGAGATAATAGGCTGTGGAGCCTTGGGTCATTACGACTGAAGCAGTGTAAGATTGGCCTACATCTAAAAAGCTGTTCATCGACGTAGAACCATCTCCTACAAAATTGATCGTGCGATTGGCTGTCTGGTTCGAGGTGTAATAAACGATTCCCTGAGAGTTTGAATACCATACGATGGTGCCACTTGTTGATGTCGATGTTTGCACCTTCTCAACAACTTCCTCAATATCCAGCGTTCCGTTTACATCGACAGTACCATCTGAGGTCAAACCGTCTGTCGTCAGGCTGCCGACGACATTTGCGCCTGTATTTGTCGTCGATAAGCGCACAGTATTGTTGTATCGAAGATCGACCGCACCGCCATCGGTAAAGGTTGCCATCGTTGAAGTGAACGAAGGGTTCTGAAACCAGATTGCTCCAGTTGCAGAAAGGTACATGTTCCCAGTGCCATTATCCGCAATATAGGAATGCGAACCATTGTGATAAATTTGTAGATCGGCAGAATTACCAAAGTTTGCTTTTGAGTTATCCGCAAACGCCATTGCCGATGCAGACGCATCCCAGCGCAAATCAGCATTTCCAGAGGTGTCATAGAACAGGGTGTCTTGCCCATCTACTGCCAGCGCAATGTTGCCGCTTTCGTAAACTCTGAAACGTGGTGCATCGATACGAATGTCGCCGTAGTTTGTCCCGCCTCGAATGAGATAGTCTGTCGAGTTAAGTTGGATTTCTCCCGCAGTACCGCCGCCAATGACTGCACCAAGAGCGGTTGTCGTGACTTTAGCATTGTTGTCGTACCATAAGGAGGACGAACCGTTCTCGTTAAATACGGCGTAAGTCTCACTCCCACCCGGATTAGTAATATAAACGGTGGATGATCCTTGAAGATAAAAATCACCAACTCCAGCATCCCTAATTATACTATTCCCGCCGTTATGAAAAATCTTAAGGTCTGAACTAGTACCAAGTTGTAATTCTACATTGTCACCTAGAAGCACATTTCCAGTAAACGTACCACCAGACAACGGCATTTTAGTCGCAATGCTGTTCGTCACGGTAGTGCTGAAGTTAGGATCATCACCCAATGCCGCTGCTAGTTCGTTCAGCGTATCTAGCGTAGACGGTGCGCTATCGACTAGATTAGCAACCTCAGTTGCAACCTGTGTCCCTACATAGCTTTCAGTAGCCAGTGGAATACCACCCGCCGTCGAGCCGTCGTGTACGACTACTGTGTCTTTTGTTGTATCAACCGTGACTTCGCCAGCTAGGCCTGTGAAGGTACTATGCTGAGTGGTGGTGCCACGGCGTAGCTGAAGTGCGTTTGCCATTGATTAAATACTCCCGAAGTCTAGATCGACTGTGATTGAAACGCTGCCTGAGATCGTCCCGCCTGTGACAGCAATATTGTTTGCATCCTGAGTAGCTATAGAGCCTAGCCCAAGGTTAGTTCGAGCCGCTGGTGCGCTAGAGGCTCCTGTACCACCGTCTGCAATTTCTAGGTCTGTGATACCTGTGATAGAGCCGCCAGTGATAGCCACGTTATTGGCATTCTGGTTACCCATGTCGCCTGATGGTGCGGTGATATTGTTCCAGCTAGACCCATCGTAGTAACGCATAAAACCAGTTGTGGTATCGAAGTAGAGGTCACCCGCTACTAGAGAACTGTTGTTGTTACGCTGGGTTGGTGCAGAGGTTTTTGGCCCTTGGTATACGTCAGCAAAATTCGTGATATCGGTGACGTTGGTAGCCGCTGTAGTTACGTCGCTGGCGATTGCCGCTACTGCGGTGACATCTGAATCGATGTTTGCCACCGAGGTCACATTCGCATTGTTGTTCGCTACGGCGGTTACATTAGATGATATACCAGCTACAGTGGTCACGTCAACACTTACACCCGCAACTGTGGAAATATTTCCTGCAATTCCCGCCAGTGTACTAATGTTATTGTTAGGTGTGATCTGACCGACCACTGTGTTGATGTTACTATTGTTGTTCGCTACTGCCGTGACATCGGACGAGATCCCAGCCACAGTCGTAATATTGGCTGAGATTGGAGACAATGTAGAGATGTCTGTACTGATCGCCGCCAGAGTAGATACATCCGAGCTTACACCCGCCACTGTAGTCACGTTTGCCGAAATACCCGCTACGGTATTTACGTTGGCGATTGCATTAGCCACCGTCTGAACATCGGCTAGGTTATTCGCTACGGTAACAATAAAGCCAGTGGGCGCACCACTTGAGCCTGAGGCAGCGTCAGTGATTGAGCCGAAGTCGTAGATCTGACCCGCTACGAAGTTACCTGAGTTTAGGTCTTCTGCCACATCGATCAAATCATCGATATTGGCTGCAATAATACCTACGTTGTTGTTTGTCGCCCAATACTTGGCTGAGTAGTTTGTGCCGTCTACAGTACCGCCTGTGTAGGTAGCCCAGTCTTTAGCCGAACCAATATTACCACGGATCACTGTACCGATGGCGTATTCTTTAGCAGAGTATTCTGACTCGCCTGTGATAGTGCCTGTAGTCTTAGTTGCCCATTCTTCCGCCTCATCCTCAGACGATTGTGCGTTAGATGCAGAGTTAGCGGCTGCGGCGGCAGATGCAGAGGCCGAAGACGCACTAGCAGACGCCGCTGTGGCGGAGCCTAAGATCGAGTCAACGTATGATTTATTGGCTGCATCTCCTGCGTTAGCCGGATTGGCTAGGCTAGTGATGCCGTTAGTGTTCATGTTGATGGCACCAGTCATAGTGCCGCCAGCCAATGCTAGACGAGTATCACGCTGCGTATCTACATAGCCTTTGTTACTTCCGTCTGAGTTTGCAGACGGTGTAGGCATATTGGTGATCTTGTTTGTGCTATCAAGATCGATATTGCCTGTCATAACACCGCCACTCAGAGAGAGCTTAGTAGCGATACTGTTTGTGATCGTCGTATGGAAGTTAGCGTCGTCGTTAATCGCTGCCGCTAGTTCGTTCAATGTATCCAGAGCCGCTGGTGCAGCGTCTAGTACTTGAGCTACCTTGGAGTCTACATACTGCTTAGTGGCAGCGTCTGACGAGTTCACCGGAGTACTTAGACCTGTGATAGTAGCCGCTGATGTAGCGTCCATATCCAAGCTGCCGTTAATAACGACGTTGTTAAACGTAGACGAGCCAGAGCTTGCAGTGACATTACCAGTCACATCACCTGTAACTGCACCAGTCACGTCGCCCGTCACATTACCAGTGACGTTACCTGTTACATTACCCGTAACATCGCCGGAGAAGCCCGTAGAGGCCGTCACAGTAAGGCCTGTGATATTTAGAGGGGTGGTACCGCCAATTACGTTATTGTCGATTGTACCGCCTGATATAGTGGCGTTGGTGAGATTGGCTGATGTATTAGCAGTCAGGTTAGTAAATGTACCTGAAGCTGCGGTACCGCCACCTATAGTCGTATTGTTAATTGTACCAGAGGTAGCCGCAATATTGGCAATAGTATTCGTAGTGCCTGTGAAATTGGTGATCCCGTTAAATGTAGCCGAGCCATTAAATGTGGCTGCGCCTGTTGTAGTCTGCGTTCCGCCTACGGTTAGGTTGCCTGATAGAGAGGCTGCGTCGGTATTCAGAGTACCCGCTAGATGAGCGTCCTTAAATTCGAATGTAGTCGAACCAAGGTCTACAGCATTAGTAACGCCCGGCTCAATGACAGAGCCTGTCTCAACCATAAGAAGCTCACGCCATACAGCGGAGCCTACAGTGTTGTTAATGCAGATATACCAACGGTCACCCGAGTAGTTGTACCAGTAAGAGCCTCGGCTATAGCCATCATCTGCGTCGTCTCCATTGCCGGGGTTTGTGGTAGCAGTTAGGTTGTTCTTACCGCCCGAGCCACCATTCACGGCAGGAAGATATCCTGTAACCGAGGTGGCTAGGTTGATCTTAGGTGCATTACCTTCAGTACCGTCGTGCGTGTGTCCAGTCGTGTCGAAGGCACTAGCAATCTGGTTGAATTCAGCGTTCAACGGCGGTGCGGTAATGTTCGCACCGTTAATAATCTGTGAGGTAGATTGCCGGGTATAGCCAGCCATTATCGTCTCCCTGCGATACTGAACTCAAAGACGATGCCTTGTATAGAATACGGTGCGAAGTCGCCTGAAGTTACATAGGTTATTTGGGTGGAGTAGCCGCTGCCCTCGATGGGCGTGTTGAGGATCGGCTTCTCAGATCCGCCGTAGACAACTAGAGGAGCATTATAGTCGATGCCGGGTGTACGGTATTGTACTGGCTGACCCTTACTCACTTCAGTGTAAGAGGTGGGGTTGGTTACGTCTGGGGAATACCAGTCGTAGATGACGGCAATGTTCATAGTTAGCGGACCTTCCGCACGAATGAACGTATTAACTTTGCGCATAATCTTACGGACTTCAGTATCGCCAAAGTCGAAGAACGGCGTCGAGTAAACAGCGAGAATAGGGTCACCATTGAAGTTGTTGCCTTTTTCTTGCTGGTAAACCTTACCATCCCAGTCTCCGTGGAATACAAACTCAGAACCGTTGATGTAGCCTGATGTGGCACAAGATGCTCGGATGCCTAGTAGTTCTCCAAACTCCCATCCCAGTCTTTGGTCTGATGTTCTTAGGCCGCCGATAATACCAAATGAGTCTGCAATATTAGTGGTAGGCTCTGAGATGAAATACCGTAGCTGTGACTTATTTCGGATCACACAACCGCAGAGGTTCTTCAGATCATACTCGGCGGGTAGCTGTGAGATGACAGTCTGAATACGTTTGGAGATCGTCTCCAGTTCAACGTCACCAATTCTAGATGTACCAGCCACTGGGCGTAATCCGTCTGGGGCAAGGAATACAAGGTCACCGCCGAGTTCTAGTACACTGTCTCGTGCCACACAGCCTACGTTAGCCGTAACCTGTTCGAGAATGAATGGTACGCTAACGTCCGAGTTAACCAAGACTTTCTTAATCGAGTTTTCGCCAAAGACAAATAAGTTGTCACGGAATGGCTTAAACTGGACTAGGTCATACCCAATAGGTAGCTGTCCTGAACCACTGGCTGCCGTCCAATCCTTCTCGTCACGAGGAGCGGAGTAGGCAATGTTAGAGGCGTCTGTAAGGTCTCCACCGAGCCAGATATGGTTCTCGAATACCTCTACGCATTCGGGTGCGTCAAAGCACATAACCCCGCCGGGGTCTGCGTCTGTACCTGCGCCAGTTGGCGAGATGTAGTCCCAATCTAGTCCATCAAATACGACTGCGTTATTCACACCGTCTACGAAGATAATCTTGTTACCAGAACCGAAGTTGAAGCTGGCGGACCTAATACGGAACACTTCGTCTCTGAATGGAGCGGTACGAGTGTAGTGAAATAGGCCTGTGTTATATACCTGCCATCCTACGAGCGTAACAAAGCGATAGAAGCTGTAGGTGTGGTTATCTACTACGACAACGTCGTCTGCTTCTGCCGCAGTGTTTAGAGTTATAGCGTTGTTGTTAACGTCAATAGAATAGTCTGCCCGAGCCAGTTCAGTCCCGTTGAGATAGACTCCCAATGCAATGTTGTTGCTAACCGAGAGTGTTCGTCCATTAGCGTCAGTCCCACTGAATACTGATCGAGTTGTAGTAACATTATACTCATACGAACGATCTTTCCGTGCGGCTAGTAGGTCTTCTCTTAATAGACTGTCGTCATAATAAATAGATAGGTTATATACTCTACCTTCACTATCGTCGCCGCCTACAGTCGCAAGGTTAGTGCCACCATACGGCTCGAAGCCGTTAATACGACGATAGCCGCCGAAGAGAGACACCTCGTAGTTCACTAATCGAATAGCTACACCGGGATCTTCTTCAGACAGCAATAGATGGTTTTGACTAGCGTCTAGGCCGCCTTGTGAGACAACCTTAAACGATTGGATCTTATCGGGCATTAGTAGCTAACTCGGGTATCTTCTATTGATGCGTACTTGTTCAATAGAAGTGTCTGCATCTCTTTGATCCCAGCCATGAACTCCTGTTGGGCAATACCCGCCATCTCGGAGTTGTCTCGGAACAAATACATATGGTACATCGCACCAGCAATTAGGACATGGTCATACGTCGATGGGACACGAGTCTGATCGTCGTAATTTAGTAGCTCGGCATAGTTCAGGAAGTAGCGGAAGCGTAGAACGTATGCTTTGTTAGGTGACGGGGAAACGCCATAACCATTGCCGTGTGATGGGAAGACGTACTTAGGTAAGTCTAATCCGCTATTGCCAGCGTCTAGGTCTGCGTTACGAAGTCTGTCGTAGTAATAGTCACGAGAGACAAAATCTAATGAAGTAGTCGTGTTGGTGTTCGTACCGTCATTGACGATATAGAAACTGTTCCATTCAACCGACTTGAAGAAGTTAGGCCAGCTATAGTCTTCTTCGCCTACAGTGAGGGATTGTGAGTGTTCTGCCGAGTTAAAGGGCCACTCGAATTCTGCGGCGTTAATCTTTGCAATCGACGCACGAACTGCGTCTTTAGCCAAGGCCTGTACACCACGGACATCAGCGAAGTCTGCAACTTCGATCTCCACCTCATTAAGACGGCGGAGTAGAGCATTAGTTAGATCGATGTAGGTGGACGGCATTTCTAGCTCTCACTAAGTAGTGGAGAGGCCCGAAGGCCTCCCCTAAATATTCTAGGCTGCGTTGTATACCGCAGTGAATAGTGCTTCTGGGCGAAGAATCTTCCGGCCATACAACTGCATCCCACGGACGATGTCCGAGAATGTTTCTGGTGAGCGGAAGCTCTCTGTTTTCGCAAGCTGTTGTGCAGATGCGATTGCAGAGTCGTGACCAGCAACAATAACACCGAAGTTGGTTTCTGAACCACCTGATGCTGTAGTGTCTGGGCCTGTACCAATGTATGGTAGGTTGTTTGATTTATAGACACGTAGTCCACGAACCAAGTTGCCGCCCATACGTCCGTTACGGATCTCATCACCGCCGCCGAAATCACGATCAACGAATTTTGAATCTTCGTCCATCAAGATCTCGATCATTACCGGATCCAATACAACCCAACGACCATCTTGGTCTACGTTTGCTTGGTCCATCTTACGAGCGATACGGTTAAGTAGTGCTAGTGGTGATGTGATAGCACCTGCACCACCGCCGGCTGCTACTGGGATAGATGTAACTTCGGCAGAGCCACCCAAGTCAGAACCACCGAAATCAGTGATGTCTAGCTTGTTTGCTGCCAATAGTTCGTCTGCGTCAGCGTTTGTGTCGGCTTTTGTGCCGTTTGCCGCTGTACGACGTGCCCAAGAACCTGCGCCACCAGCCCAACCAGACAAGTAACCCAATACTTCTGAGTCAAATGTGTCGGCTAGACGATAAGCTGCACGGTCTGTAGCAAGATCCATGAAGTTCACATGCGAATGTGCGGCTTCGATATCGTCGATGGCGAACTGGAAGTAGTTCGCTTGGTCAACGACCATAGTGAAGTCTGCGTCATTCAAGTCTTGAGTCGCTAGTGTTGTACCACGAGCGTAGTTCGAGACTGTGATCTCCGGTTCTTTGATGATACGGACTGAGTCTCCGTACTGAGAAATCTCACCGGTATAGTCAGTGTTCGTGATGTCTTCTACGACAGAAGTCTTGCGAAATTCCTTCTGGACTTTTTGACTATAAATGACCGGGGAAAAGTTCCCATTGGGTAAGTTGGCGTAACCCGACGCCTTTGCGAATGCCATAGTTTGTTCTCCTTCTAATGGCGATAACAAAAGTCACAAGCGTGACTTGCTAAGGTCAGATAGAAGAACGAATTAAGGGCAGAACGACTCGTAGGGTGCGTTTCGGGTGCTAACCGTCCACGGGCCTACAGGCTCTGGTAGTCTTAGCAGTTCTTGCTTCTGTTTTGGGATTGGTTTGGTAGAGGTAGACCTAGTTAGGTGGCTCTACATTGCCTAATAGATTGCATATCTGCAATTCTTATTGCCCTATTATTATACCACCGTTAGGTGCTTATAATCAAGGGGTGTGTTTATCGGGCACCGCCCGACAAGTCGTACTGGAAATCACCTCGTTGGATGGACTCCAGAATAGCTGCCTCGTTCTTCTCATACTCTGCCGAAGACATCTTGCTGACTTGGCTTTCTGAGAAACGGGCACGTCCGCCTGAGGATGGTGTAGATCCGCTAGTACGTCCGACTGAACGTGCGGCATCACCCTGAGTGGCTCGTGTTCGTTTGATACCTTTGTCTGCCTTGTACAGGTCAATAGCCCGTGCGGCAGAGATAGGATCATTTGCGTTCTTATATAGAGCGTCTTGAATCCATGTTGGCTGCTTCTTAGCCCAGTCATGGAATGTTGGATCTTGGCGAATACGGTCAAAG